TTATTGCTCATCGTCGTCTATATCAGGATGCTTGGCATTAATTAATTGTCGAAGACGTTGATTATCTTGCCATAGCTCATCTATGATTTTCATAACACGTGTGTTATTCATATTAGCCATAGCAAACTCCTCGCGCAACAATTCAATCTCTGCTTTGATTTCCATGGTCTTTCCTCCATTGTTTCCAAAGTTGTAATGTGTGTATTGCTTTATCTATATCTTCATCACCATTACCCTTACGGTCTACTCGTACAATGTACTTAATAGCCGTATGTTGCATGGGGTTCAATCCATTTGCCATAGAAAACTCCATCGGCTGGATCTTCATTTGTGCATAGTGATTACCACCTACTTGGGTGTCACTCGGTTTCGTCATTATCAATTGTCTCCGGAGCCTTAACATTAATACCAATCACGGATGGTCGATCCGATTCATCAGGATTATCTAATAAGCCACTTGCTTTCGCAAGTAAACGTAAGGTTTGCACCTTATCCCAAAACTCAATGGCAATTCTTCCATCACGGTCAATCTTAATGGATTTAATCGATTGCAATGCATGTTCGGGAATGTCTTTACTGGCTTTCACCTGAACATTCCCTTCATGATCCCATTCCATAACATCCGTAATTTTTGTGTTTGCCATACAAAGTAAACTGTATGCTACGGCTTCACGATTGGCTGCTAACGTATTACTACGTTCTAAACTCTTTTGCAGTTTACGTACACCACCGTAGCCAGCTAAACTTGGTATAGGTTTTTGCTTGTTTTTAGCTTCACTCATTAAAAGGGAATATCGTCCATAATTTCATCGAGTTCTTCCACAACCTGACCAGCCGGATTATGGTTCGGTGCTGTCCTGGTTTCCGCGGGTTTGCTTCCTTCCACACGATTACCAATCTTGATTGTGCGAAAACCCACACCATCAGCCTTTACCTTATCCCATACATCTACCCAATGTTCTGTGCCGTCTGGCAAAAGAATCTTGCCGCGATAATCTGCGTGCCAATCTTCTGACTTACGGTCATTAGGCCATGCAGAGCCTTGGCCTGGTTTTGGTTCATATTTAGTTTCTGCCATAATCATCTCCTTGATCTTCATATAAATAAACAACGGTTTTACCACCGTCAACTTGCTCGCCTCTAGCAATTTCAATGAAATCAATTTGGCTGTCATCATCATACATGCCAGCTTTCATTAATGCATCTAATATTGCTTTTAATGTATTATCCAAATCAAACTTACGTTTTGACCGTGGATGAATACAAATATTAATTGCTAGTCTTTTATTGCCAAAGGGTTTCGCGCGCGAATTTTTGACAATAAGAGATACCTCTTTCGTAAATGCTTGGCCCTCTGGACTGATATAGCGTCTATGCCCATTCGCTTTCCAATAACTATTGACACTGGGCGGGTAGGGTAACACAAGCTTTACGCTAGGACTCATTTACCGTACTGTTTTTGAATCGCTTCGTTAATCAACAGTGCTTTGGTTTTACTTAAATCTGCTGCTGCTTTGGCTAGTATGGCCACACTTTCCGGTGTGAGTCTAACCAAAAAAGGTTTTAAATCACCCATATCAATCTCCTTTATATTTAATTTTAACGTTCTTCTTTTTACGCTTTGCCATCTCTTTTCTTATCTTCTCTGTTTTTGCTAACAACGACTGTTCGGCATCCTCACGAACAAGGCGACACAACTCTAGATAATGTGATGCGGGCAAAGCTCGACCAGGCGTGTGCTGCCAACCCTTAGTCATTTTGAAATAGCCATCCTTTCGTGTAAATTTTGCTGGCAAAGCTTCGCCATTGTTAAACACATCACAAATCATTTTATAAAAATCTTTAACGCTTATCATAGTTATCGATCCTATTGACATTGACTATATGCTTAATGTCTTGATTATCTAACATGTACTCTTTGACATCGTCCCACTTTACTTTTTCATCATAGACAATCCGTCTTAAATTACCTCGGATGCCTGGGTATGCAGAGCGCGGTCTCATCTCCACATACCCCAACCCCATTAACTTTTTTAAATGGTACTGAATTGCTTGTGGACTCACCTGTAAATCTTTACCTAATGTATTAATACCTACAATACTAAAACCTTGTTTATTACAATAGGCAGCTAATATGGCCAACACACGAATGTTGCCATTGGTAACTTTTTTATCTTTAATGGCTTTAAAGGGCAAGACGACAAAATAACGATGATCTTTATTTCTAAACTTCTTAATCTGTATAGATTCAGGTATTTTGTATTCCATAGAGATATCATATCATGTAAAGATATCTAGTCAATAGCGTCCAATGTAATACAAAGCTATCCATAAGTAAAACTTATCAGAATACCCATAAGTAAAATAAATCACATGGGTGTAGAAATCTCTGACAAATAATGTAGAATGTTTATTACGGGGCCATGACCTAGCCCGGCTGTACGTAGGTATGACGAAAGCCATAAACAGAGTTAACGTGTCCGGGTGAAACTGGGAGTATCACGGTAAGTTTAACAAACTTATATCACTGATAAACGAGAATACCCAGAGAAATCTGTATTTAATTATACAGGTTTGGTTTATATGGAGGAACGATAACCGATCACTTCATGTTTGTTCATCCTCCATTGTTTTTTTTTATATAAAAAAATACCTATGAAACCCGTGAACCACTCTCCCTGTGTTAATCAATGTCAATTGGATAACGATTCTGTCTGTAAAGGATGTGGTCGTACACTCCATGAGATAGACACTTGGTCAACGCTTGACTCTATAGACAAAGAAAATGTGTTCAAGATTGCTAATGAACGACTTTTCAGAAAATTGTCAAAAATTTGAGTAAGACACCTCGATATATACCATGAGGGTGGGGGGGGATGAGGTCGCCTGGCTACACGATCGCCAGGTTATCCACATATTATCCACAACCCTGGGTAATTATGTTAACTCACCATGGTACATATTTTTAATTTGGTTTTATGTTTATTATTTCAAACTAGTTAATCATCATCATTCATTCACGGTGTTATATCAACCTTATACCTTTAATATATATACATACACACATTGATTTAGAATACTTATCACAATCCAGGGATTGATAAATTATTTGTATCATACCAGGTATTGCATTAGATATCTTTTTAGTTTAATGTACCCGTTATGAATATCTGATATTCATATTTTATTAACTTTGAAAGGGTATATAAAATGTATGAAACTTATAACAATGTAGGCCTAGACTTAAGAACTTATAAGAATGCTCTGTCCGATGGATCTGAGACTTATGACTTAGAAGTGAAGGGATCATTAGATTATCTACGGGGCTTAGATAAGGTATTAAGCCAAAGATACGAGTATGCATTAATAGATTGGAATGATGAAAATAAATCTATCTATATTGAAGCGACTGATGAAAATGAAGCGTTTGAAATAGAAAAAGATATTAAAGATTATTCTATCCAATTTATTAAGAATAATTGGGGGTTTTAATACCCCCTTTTTTATTTTTAAATCTTGAAAGGATATAAAATGATACTTAAAGTCACAATCAAAAACACATATGGCAATGAGTTAATCTACCCCGCATGCGACAATGCAAAATTGCTAACATCTTTGCTTAACTCAAAAACGTTTACACAGCGACATATTGATATATTAAAACGCTTAGATTATCAATTTGAGCATGTAGCACAACCCATTTAATTAATCTAGAAAGGATATATTAAAATGAATCATAAAAAGAAAATAGACAAGTTTAGAAAGTTAAATACTTTAATGGACTATTTTTTAAACCCTTATTTTAATCAAGTAGCTACTAAAAAAGAAAAAAAGATAGTTAAAGAACATTTTAAGCATTTAAATAAATAGTGTTAACTTTAGGCCCGTATTAACCGCGGGCCTATGGATTAACATTAGTTAATCATAACTTAAATCTTGAAAGGATAACGAATGAATACAATTATATTTTTTAAATCTAAGAAGGATGCTATGAAAATATCGCATTCTCTATCCATAACTTCAAAAATGCCTTGTAAATCTTATTCACTACCTATTTATGCATGTAAGGTAGGATCAAAGATGGCAAAGATAAAAGATTCTATATGTTCTAAATGCTATGCATCAAAGGGATCGTATATTTGGTCAACCACAATTAACGCGATGGAAAAGAGACTAAATAGCATTAATGATCCGTTATGGGTTAATGCCATGATTAAATTAATTGGAAAAGATCCCTATTTTAGATGGCATGATAGTGGTGATATTCAATCAATAGAACATTTTGATAAGATATGCCAAATTGCAAAGGCATTACCGAACACAATGTTTTGGATTCCAACACGCGAATATTCTATTATTAAAGAATATGCAAAGGATCATTTGATCCCTAAGAATCTAATAATCAGACTATCTGCCATGTTTATAGATCAAAGGGTAACAATGCCAAAATCATTGATCAATATTTCAAATATCACAATCAGTAATGTGCATTCTAAAGATTCGTTAGGTTTTGAATGTGAAGCTTATAAACATGATAACGAATGCAAAGAATGCAGAGCATGTTGGAATAGTGACATTAAAGAAGTATCTTATAAAGTACATTAAGGGGGATATTATGCAATTCACTAATCAAATGAAAAAAGATATTACAGCTATGTTTAATCAGTATTTAACGGAATATATGAAAGTTATGGCTTATGATGAAGCAGTTATATTTGCAAGGCATAAAACATCGCAAAATGCGATGATCATGTTAAAAACTTATGATCAATAGTGTTAACTTTAAGCCCTTATTTATTGAGGGCTTATGGCTTAACATTACGTTAGGCGCTTATTAATAACAATCTTGAAAGGATATATTATGGCTAGTTTACATTATGAAGACATGCAAGACTTAGGAATAAACCGCGAGAACGCGTTAAGAATGCATTTAAGCGGCAATTTTTACCCGCCTTTGCCTTCGTTTGTTAAGGATATTTTTATCAATGCCTTTACCAAATATTGGGCCTATGAATCTGACATTGACGGACTGACTCAAGACTTAAAAGAAGTCTATCGAGGCTCGCTCTATTCATACGGATTCGAACACTATTTAAACCCCGAAGATTTAGAGGGGGATTATTAAAAGCTTGACAAGGGATATCGCATGGCATTAAAATAGCTATGCGATATCAAATTAATTTAAATCTTGAAAGGATATGTTATGACTACCAAAACAATCAAAGAAGCATGGGATGAATTTATCACATCCAAAATCTTTTTAAAAGGTGATGATATGCCATCCTATATTTATGAAGATGAAGATAGGAAAGACGGTGGCTATTTTTACTGTAACAATAATGCTTATATTTTATCCACTCCATCATTAGACACAAAATATTATTTAATAATAGAGCGTGATTCATATCAAAGTAATGACATCAAAAAATTAGAGAATATTTTATTTACAGACTTTATTTTGCCTAATGATCTTATACCGTTAGACAGGGAGGATTAATCATGACTATTGATTTACTAGTAAAAATATACAATCAATGGGGGAATCAAAATAAGATTCATCCCTTGCATAGTGCCGATGAAGAGCTTTGGAATCCTAATCTAAATGGTACACAAAAAGATTGGTTGAAAAGATTCATTAAAGTTTGGCATCAAGTACAAGATTCAGATCACCAAAGGTATATTAAAAAATCTATGAAAGAATGCATTAAGACTGCATTGGAGGAAGTGAATGCACATTGAGATCGTTCTTAGATGTACTTTTATGGTGATGGGAGGCTTGACTTTGTACTTTATATTTTGGGCGATCCTATCTTTTATTCTTAAACAATGGAGGCGTAAATGATAGCTGAATTCATTCTAATCGTGAGCAATGTAATGGCTTTTGGTACTCATGAGACCATTGAGGGTTCTTTTAGTACATGTGATGAGGCCGCTACATTTTATGAGTCTTTTTATCGTGGCAAAGATAACTTCAATGGTTATCGATGCATACGTGAAGATTTAATTCATAAGGGGGTATTTAATGACAAGTAAAATCGTTGATGGTTCGTACGGGTGCCGGTGGCTTGCTATCGGCATCCTTATTGGTTCTTTAATT